CCATGGAGAAAGTTTCTTGTGTTCTCCCTCACCAAAGAGTCTGTCGATACGATTACAAAGATATGTGATATCGAAACTGTTTACGTTCCATCCTGTAACAATGTCGAACCATTCACTTCTCCAATACTTGAGGAATTCAGTAAGTAGGAATGCTTCGTTTTTACAGTTGTGATAAACGATGTCTGTTCTATTGTGTTCCCAAGGCCCGATACCAAAGACGTGTGCATCTTTACCAAATGGTTTGATGGTGATTGCATTGACTTTCTCAGTTGCAAGTGTTGGGTCAGGGAATCCATCTTCACACTCACACTCAATATCAAGTGTCGCAGTTTTAATTAGTTTAGGATTGTATTCGATGTCACCCTGAAACTTATCTGCGATGTAAGTGTAAACGTATCTATCGTATCCGTGGATTTGAAATCCTTCAACACCTGAATACTTTTCTCTGAACTTTCTTGCACCACCCATAGAGTTGAGTTCAACAACTTCAAGTGGTCGACCATCTAATGCACGATAAGGTGTCTCACCTTTCTTGGATGGAATGAAATGTTTTGGACGATAGTTAATGGTAACCTTTTTCTTTTGGTTACCCTGATAACCTATGACAAGAATCTTGTCACGTGTTCGTGTTACATTTGTGTAGAAATCCATACTGTAATGATACTACAGTAGGTCTATTCTGTCAAGGTAGTTCTGTCTGTATAATCGGAAAAATGTTTCTTCACAACATCTTTGATATCTTCATAGTGTGCGATAGATTCCATTTCCTTTTGGATGGTTTCAATGTGGTCTCCATGTTCTGCGACACCCACTGAATTTTTACAATGAACTAAAACATTAGTTCTGTGTTTTGCGATTTGTCCATCGGCATGTGCGATGACACTTTTGAGAATTTCACCTGTCATATCTTTCATTATTATTTTCCTCTTTGTCCCCTGATATTATTTCCAGTGGAGATTTTATAGTTTTGTTCAAGTTGGGGTTTCGCATCGAATACATTCAATATTTGATTTTTTGAAAATACAAATGTGTATTCTTTTGCAAATGGTAAGTAATCACCTAAATCTACTTCCATTTTACCTTCTGCGACTTGGACAAGACATTGTTTAACATCTGTTAACTGTACGTCTCCATTCCATAACTTTTTATAGAATCCGATTACAACTTCACCTGTTGCGAGTCTTAAACATTTTACTTTAGACATTTTCTAACCTTGACATTAATCTCTCTGCACGATTGGTTACTTGTTGATACCACTTTGAATCTCTTCCTTCAACTGCGGCTGTTTTCCAATCACCCTCAAGAATTGCACCATGCATTTTTTTGAATTTGGATAGTCTAGTTCTACCCATATTAAACATCATATTAACCAAGATTTGCTGGACTTCGTCAGGTAGGTTGTCAAATGTCCCATCTTCGTATAGAGCGTCACACTCTCTGATGGCAATATTAAGGTCGTTCTCGAAACACTCTTTAACTCTTTCTTCTGAGACTGGTGTTCCAACTGGTTGACCGTGTTCCTCATCAGATTCGAGGACAAGATGACCGACTCCAAAGGTGGGATAGCCGAGGTGGTCATGATAGATTTCATATACGACTCCTTCGTCAATTTTTAGTTGTTCAAATACTGCTTCTCTATTCACCTTCTTCTCCTGCATTAAGTTCTTCACCTTGACGAATCTCTTCATTAAGGAGTGCAACCAACTCAGCATCTTTTGTATTCTGCTCAGTTTCGTTGTCATATTCTTTTACGTCACGAAAGATGACCTGCGTAGTCCCATCAGGATACGTCAGTGTCAGTTCTCTCTGTATTGTTCTTCCTGTTTCTGCCATTTTCTTCCTTTTCAAATCCTTCTTGTTCATCAATTAAGTGTACAAGAATATTACCCATTACTGTTTGTAAATCTGTATCAGTATTTAGTTCTTCTAAAGACCTATCCTTTGGGTCATTTTCAGGTAATCTTCGAATGAATCTTTCAAAACTTAATTTAACTTCATCTTCAAAGAATTGTATTTTACCATACTGATAGACAAGACCTTTGAACTCACCTTTCATGATTTCAATAGCAGCCATTTCTTCGTTTTCGTTTTCTACTATTCTAAATGTTTCACTCATATTAAAAAAAGTTTTCTAGTGTACTAACTTTTACACTTTCAAATAAATCTACTGATGGTGACTTACTGAAACACCATACATTTTCCATGTAAAGTTTATCCATAAACTCTTCCATCTGTTCTTTATCAAAGTTTCCATCTTCGTCTTTGAATACTGCTTTACCTTGTGGTCTTTGCATGATTCTCATTCCCAGTTGTCCTAAGAAATTTGGTAATAACATTTGTACAAGTTCATCACCTGATCTGTATCTTTTACCTTTGACTTTGGGGTCAAGAATGTTTACAAGTAGAACACCTGTATCACTCAATGCATCAAAAGATTTTTGTGACACTGGTAGATAAAAGTCGTCTCTCCACTTGTCATATTCATTAAACTTTGACCATGATTGATCTTCTTCATGTTCTCCACCCTTGTTATACTCTTCCGTTGAAAAGTATGGTGGTGATGTGAATGCACAATCAATAGGTGGTAGTATATGATATGGTAAGTCTTCTGCACCACATCGATATATCTCTACTTTCTTAGAACCAATACATGAGAAATAATTATCCTGTTCTATGATGTCAGGTTCTTTACCTGTAAGTATCTTTTCATATTCGATACACTGTATTTTATATCTAGTGAATGTATATGGGTTAGGGTCACAACCAATGTAGTGTGATGCATTCGATGTATAGAACCCACATAATCTATCACCCCATCCACATGAAGTGTCAAGAACTGTTTGTGCATTAGTCATTGCATAGATAGTTCTTGCAACGTTTGGTTTAAATTGTGTTGCGATGTATGTTCCTAATCTAAATGCAGAGATATAACTCTTCTCATCTAGTTTACCACCAATAAGTTTTTCTTCTTCAGTACCATCAACACTTTTAACTATGGTCTTCTTAACCTCATTGATACCTCTCCATATAGGGCCTAGACACCTCCATATTTCTTTTGCAGTACCATTTGTCCATACATCTATTGGTGCTTTGAAACCATAACTTCCACAGTTAAGTCTCAAGTCTTGGTGAAAATAATTTGATGCATCATTGTATTGTGATGGTGCATCGATAAAACCCAATCCATACTCTTGGAAGTTGTAAGAGTAATCATCATATTTCTCTAACACTTCTTTCTGCAAATCTTTAAATGCAGTCATTGTGGAAAATGGGTCTGAGTCACGAAGTTTCAGAAAAGTAGTTCTCATCTTTTCTTCAGAGATTTTCTTTAATGGAAACTCAGGACGTTCTTTCGCAATAAACTCTGCGAGAGTTTCACGAAATAAATCTTTTCCGTATTCCTCAGTTACACGTTCAAAAGTGGGGTTATCCAAGATAGGTAACCCCACTGAATTTGAATGTTCCCTAAGAACTTGGTATAAGTTATCTGATGTTTGCAAGGACATTCTCAGGTGTTGAAACTTCATAAGGGTCTGTTCCACAATTATCTTCGAAACCTTCCTCAATGAAACTTTGAATAACTTTACCATCTTCGATTACAACTGCATATCTCCATGATCTTGCACCGAATCCTAAGTTCTCCTTTTTAACAAGTGAACCAAACAAAGATGAGAACTCTGCATTACCATCAGGTAGTGCGATGAGATTTTCAACTTGTAATTCTTTGAACCATGCATTCATAGTAAATGTATCATTTACTGATAGACAGTAGATTGCATCAATCCCTTTATCAAAGAATTGATCTGCAAGTTTATCAAAGCCTGGAACTTGATTGTTTGAACAAGTAGGGGTAAATGCGCCTGGCAAACCAAACAACACTACTTTCTTACCTGCAAAAAGTTCACCTGTACTCAGGGTTGTCCAATCCCCATCAACTCTGGCAGGGAATGTAACGTTAGGTACTGGAGTACCATATTCAATATTAAAGCTCATAATATATTTCTCCTATAGGAATACAACCTCCATTATAACATAGAGGTTGCATATATGTATAGGGGTTTTTTAAGAGATTTTGATTGAAACTGGTTTCTTCTCTTCAGGAATCACCCTCTCAAGTGCGACACTCAAGATACCATTCTTTAAAGATGCACCTGACACTACAATTTCATCTGATAGTGTAAATGTTCTTTTGAATGATCTAGATGCAAGACCTTTATGAATGAAGTCTTGTTCATCTTTTGATTCCACCTTACCTTCGATAGTAAGCATCTCTGCCTCTTTTGAGATTGAGATTTCTTTCTTATCAAATCCTGCAACTGCAAGTTCCACACGATAATGTTCATCATCGTCTTTCACAATGTTGTAAGGGGGGTAAGAAATATTAGATGGGACTGTTGAAGCCTTTTCTAAAAGTTGAAGAGTTCTGTCGAACCCAATTGCGAATGGGAATGATCTCCCATAGATATCGTCAAAGATAGTCATTTGTTTCTCCTTTAATAAGCAAGTTTAAATATAATACCTAACCTCTTTTGAGCATTAGGGCGTATGTTCTCTTTGCAACCGAGCTTCGAAAAGCTCTTTTGAAGTCACAAAGAGATCATACTAGTTGTATGATCTCATTATATAAAATAATAAATCATACTAAAACTCTCAAATCTGTGTGGTAGTAGGATTGTTTATCTTACGAAGAACTCTCCCTTACCTTTCCATCAAGAGGTGACTTCCGTAGTAGGATTGTTTATCTTACGAAGAACTCTCCCTTACTTCAGTCGATGTTCAGAGTGGTATCCAGTAAACTGGTCACTCTTCTAATAATGCAGTCTAAATTAATAAAAAAATAAACTGCATTTTTATTTATACATTATAACACACTTTTTTGTGAAAAAAAAGGTATTTTTTTTAATGTAGAAATTTATTACAAATCTTATGAAACTGATTTCGTTTCATCATCTTGTCGTAAGCTTTGAATCTGTCAATGAGAAAGTGTCCTACATTGGCAGACCATGATGCTAAATATTGCATTTTAATCTCCTATGTTGTGTTGTAACTATCCGTGAACTGCACTTCGGTTTCCCTACTTAGTCTTTGTCACATAATTGTCACAAAAGTATTTAGTCGTTTTGTATGCTAAGGATTGTATCTATTTGAATATCGTGGTATGATGAAGTGTCACAATCCCATACTATAATCTTGTCTGAATCTGTTTGAAATTTTCTAGGGATAGTGCATCTTCTTTTATGCACCTTATCGGATGTAAGAGATTGGTACTCTACAACTTTCTCTTGTTTGTATAACTCTTTAAATACTTGCTGAAAGTTCATCATCAGATTTCTCTGGCACTTTGAACACTACATTTGCAAGACCTAATTTATTTCTACGTACAATTTCGTTTTTAACTTTCTGTCTCAACTTAGGTATCACAGGTTTGTTATAGGCCTCTATGAGTTCTTCATTAGACTTTGTTTTCATATAGTCGTGAACTGTAGTAGTCTTCTTAGTTGCACGGTCATAGTTTTTTGAAGTTTTTCCAAATTTCACTGGCATCATTATCTCCGTTATTATTATTATTGTTGTTATTTATAGTTTTTTACAATACCTTTCAGAACGATGCCAGACATTATAATTGTTTCCTACAACCATAGCCATAAATCCATTTATCTGTCTTATGGATTTTTTAGTTAAATTACCATTCCGTAAATCATGATTTATTGCTGGAACAAGAACTACAGTCTTAGTAAACAACATATCACTAACTGAAGGTCTTTCACCTATGATTGGATTTAGTTCTCTTACACAATCATATTTGAGTCCACGATATGTGGTATAGATATCTGCAATTTGTAATGTGATAAAGAGAGCCCAATCTGCAGTTGAAGGAGGGTCAACGATCTTGGGGGAGAGGAGTGTAAATTGTAACCTTTTCGGATTTTCCCTTAACAAGGATTCTATCGACTTCTGTAAATGCTGTTGCTGGACATAATCTATAAGTTCTTTCCGATAACAACACTCGTACCCCATCATAATTTCTTGTTTGACCTTCGAGTCTAGCTCCCAAGTTGACTGCATCTCCAATGACGGAATAGTCAAATCTAAGTTCTGACCCCATGTTTCCAACGATGCACTCACCTGTAGAGATGCCGATGCCGACATCAATAGAAGGAAGACCTTCAACTTCAAGTTCCTTAATAAGTTCATCTGCTTTAACTGAAATCTCTTGGGCACTTTTCACTGCCATCTCAGCGTGATCTTCACAATCCAAGGGAGCATTCCAAAATGCCATTATACAATCGCCCATGTATTTGTCGATGGTTCCCCCATTCGACAATATTATTTTTGTCATGGTATCAAGGTATTTATTAATTAACATAACTAACCCTTCAGGGTCATCATTATTCTTATAGTGTTCTGATATTGGAGTGAACCCACAGATATCCATAAAGAGGAATGTCATTTCTTTTCTCTGACCACCTAACACTAACATGTCAGGATTATCCTGTAGTTGTTTGACCATCTCAGGAGATAAATACTTTTGGAACTGTTTTCTAATCTGTTCCTTGAGTTGAAATGTCACATAGTATTTGTTATATGATGCATGTCCAAAAACAATCAAGGAGGCGATTGATGAGTAGAAAGTATCGAAAAGAACGAGACTTGAAGACCACAAATAGAAACCCCCACCCACCTGAAATCCTACAACACCTAGACTCCCTAGAGCCGCAAAAGTTGTGGGAAGTTTGTAGACCATTACCAACACTAATATCAGAACTATCAGAAGAAGAACAACTTCTAGAAATTCAAGATAGTAGGATTGTTGTATTTGAGCTTCTTGCAAGACGGTTTGGAGGATTGAGGCTTGAACTTCGTGGGGATACATTGTACCCACTGGAGTTGAAACTGGATTATTCAGACCTTCCGCTGTCAGACCCCAAATCAGAATCTTATTCTGTACATCACTAGAAGGTAAATCTACTGCAGATATTCTTTCGAAATCATGCCAATAGGAAATCATAATATCTCCTGTTGGTGTGGTTTCGATAGGAGGTTGTCTCCCCATTCTAATCCATTCTATACCAACTTCCTGTGTAACTCTTGTTTGATAATTGGGTTGATCATAAAATGCACGTAGTGTCTCTAACACTATAGATGGATATATCTGATCATTTGCAGTAACGATTAGTGGTGCAGAACGAACTGTTCCGTCAAAGTTTGGTGTTCCTGCGAATGGTGGTGTTGCAGTTGTTACTCCTACACCATAAGTGTTATCCTGTAAGATAGGAAGTGGTGCAACGATTCCTGTAAAGTTCCATACACTATCTTTGATATCTCCACCCCCAAATATAGAAGTGTTAACAAAAGGTGCAGAACCTTTTTGTATTTGTGCAGATGGAGCTGCAGATAGAATTGTTAACCGATTGATTAATCCTTCGGCGAACATCTCATCTTCTTCTCCGTCTCGGTCAGGTTTACTGAATAATTGTGTAAAAACGTGAGTGTTAGTGTAATGAGTGTCTAAGAGGATATCCCTGTAGATACTACGTTTGATTGGATACTGTCCATACACTTCAAGTGTCTTTTCATCAATATCTACTAAAACTATATTCTCCGTCGCCAGGCGTTCTTGAGTCTGATGTAAGAAGTCGAACCATGACCACTGGATATTTTCAACAACGTATGGTGACCAAACCTTCAGTCCGACCAATAGTGAAATGGTCACTAAGACTGTTTTCCAACTATACATTATGAAAATTTCTTTTGAATATATTTAAAAATTGCGTAGATTGATAATCCGTAAAATGCAAGTACGGACATTGGTATACCGATGTATGCAAGTTCCCATGGTGATAAAAATAGAATCTCCCATGCAAATTGTGATGCAGCTTCTACATCACCCATCGCTTCAGGCATTGCAATATCATTCTGTTCTAATACGTCTACTATTTCACTAAACTCTTCGTAAGTGAGACATTCGTAATATTCTTCAGGACATTCTACTTCCATTTTAATTACCTTGGTTAATTAGTGACATGCTTGTCCCCACTTTTTAAGTCTATAATAGTTGTATGGTAATGGAGTAATAAATCCTGCTAATAACATAAATGGTATGACCCACCATGTAAGCATAGCACCACCTGTTAATAATACATCAGTGATATTCATTGCTAATTCCATTGCAATCATTGAAATAAAACTCATACCTATTGCAACTTTAAATGCTT